GTCGACGCTAACAAATAGGTATTTGTATAGGCCATATTAAATGGCTCAAATACTGTACCGCCCTGGCCATTACCAGTTCTACTGCCAACACTTCTGCGGAAAATCTGTCGAACCTGCTGTATTTCTTTAGGTAAAATATATTCGTTTTTGTCTACTTCTAAGGTCAAAAACACAAAGCTCTCTTCCACAGCGTTATCGCTGCGCTGGCGGAATACAGCTAATGCCCTTGATAATGCGGTTTCATAGTGGATCGGATCTAATTCGATATCGATCATACCATCGCCTAGCATAGCTTTGCAATAGTCGTAAACTGATTGTTTTGATTGGTCTATTTGGCTCATACTGTTATTTATCGTATCGGTAAATATACTACTATGCCAAGACTCAGCTTATACCGTCCCGAAAAGGGCAACGACTTCAAATTCATTGATAAAACTATTTGGGAGATGTTTCAAGTAGGGGGTACTGACGTCCTAGTACACAAGTATATAGGGCCCGGATCGTCATCTGCTGGCGCTTCACCTTCTACTCCAAATTACATCGGTGGTCCAAAAGAAACACAGATACAAGATCTGCTATTTTTAGAAAATCGTGACCGTAAATACGACCCAGATGTTTACCTACTCCGTGGAGTTTATAACATCCAGGATATCGACTTTAACCTAAGTCAGTTTGGATTATTTTTACAAAATGACACAGTCTTTATGACTTTCCATATCAACGATACTGTAGAAAAATTAGGTAGAAAAATAATGAGTGGTGATGTTATTGAGTTACCTCACTTAAAAGACGAGTATGCTCTTAACGATCTACAGTTTGCTCTAAAAAGATTTTATGTTATTGAAGAAGTCAATCGTGCTGCGGAAGGCTTTTCAGTAACTTGGTACCCGCACCTATATCGTGCAAAATGTAAACCTCTAGTTGACAGTCAAGAGTTTAAACAGATTCTTGACGGTGCTGCCGGTGAAGGCAGCAATCAAACACTACGCGACATTATGTCAACCTATGAAAGAGAAATGCAGATCACACAGGCAGTTCTCGATCAAGCAGATGCCGATGTTCCAGCAGCAGGCTACGATACTACAAAATACTATACATTACAAACAGATCCACTGACCGGACGTGCAGAGTTAGTTACTGTTGATAACAATACCCTGTCAGAATATGATGCGTCGAGCGACAATGCTGATGCTCTTAATGCATCAACGCAAGAACTTACTCCAGACCATAATGACTATCCAGGCTATCTTGTTGGTGATGGTATACCCGGTAACGGAGCTCCGTTTACTTCTGGTATTGCATATCCGATCAATCCAGTTCGAGGACAGTTCTGTTTAAGAACAGACTATCTACCAACTCGATTGTTCCGCTTTGATGGCGCACATTGGGTCAAGATAGAAGATGATGTACGTATGACAATGACCAATCTAGGTGACAGTGACACAGCTTCAGGAAATAGATTCGAAGGTAAAGACACAAGACTTACACAGAAAACATCATTCATTAATAATACAAAAACAGATGTTATCAATGGCAATGTTGTTAAAGAAAAACAAAGTTTATCTAAAGCACTTAGACCACAGGCGGACGAGTAATGGATTATTTTTATGACGGTCAGATAAGACGCTATGTAACACAGTTTATGCGTGTGTTTACAGGTTTCAAATATAAAACAGGCGGTGATGTTTCAGAAGAACGCCACGTTCCTGTGATGTACGGTGATATGACCCGTATGGTTGCCAGCGTGATTAGAGAGAACAGCGAAAATAAAATGGCCACTGTTCCTAGGATTTCTTGTTATATGTCAGGATTAGAAATTGATAAAGAAAGACTTAGTGATCCTTCGTTCGTCAGCAAGGTAAACATTAGAGAACGTGCATATACTAAAGATACACAAACAGGACTGGTTGAATATAAAAATGTGCAAGGTGGTAATTATACCATCGAAAGACTAATGCCAACGCCATTTAAACTCACAATGAAATGTGACATTTGGACTAGCAATACTGATCAAAAATTACAACTACTAGAACAAATTTTAGTCTTGTTTAATCCCAGTTTAGAATTACAGACCACAGATAACTATATCGATTGGACTAGCTTAACTGTACTTAATTTAGATACTGTTTCTTTAAGTTCAAGACAGATTCCCCAAGGTGCAGAAAGTGAAATTGATATTTGTTCACTGGATTTTAATATGCCAATTTATGTTAGCCCTCCAGCAAAGGTCAAACGCCTTGGTATTGTTAAAGCAATTATCAATAATGCGTTTACTGAGGACGGCAATATTGCTGATCTTGAAAACCTTGTCTACGGTAATGTGCCAGGCAATTTTCAAACTACCAGCGAAAGATATAAAGTACTATTGTTTAAATCAACTAACGGTCAACCCTATGATTATGATCTCACAATAGCTGATCGCAATCAACCAATTTTAACTACTGGTGTTGATCAGGGAATGACCAAGATCGGTGAGATGATTGACTGGAATATGATCGTTGGCAATCGCAGTGGTGGTGCTCTAGTTCCAGGCAGTCAAGTATACTTTAAACAACCTAATAGAACATTAATCGTTGGAACATTTGCGATCAACCCTGTCAACCCAAGTGTCATTGTGGTAACTTTCGAACCAGAAATATTACCGCACAACACATTGATAGATAATGCAGGTAAATTAGAAACTGATGTTGGCTATGATATCAGCAGCGGTCGAGGAACCATTGACGCAATCATTGATCCTTACAAATTTGATCCTATTGAAGTGTATGGTTCGCAGGCACAGATACCAACTAACTTAAGATACTTGATGTTAGATGATGTAAACAATAGCGTAAATGTTGGTGGGTTTATTCGTGATGTAGATCCGCTAGACGGCAGCTCACGTGACGGCTACGAAGGTCCGAGAGCCTGGAAAAACTTAAACGGTAGTGATCCAGTTATTGAAGCTAATACTGTGATCCGCTGGGACGGCGCTAAATGGATTAAGGTATTTGATCCAATGACCTATGCCACTGGACCAATTGTACAGAATCTACGTACAGGTATCAAGTATCGTTGGACAGGAGTCGAATGGCTCAAGGCGTTTGAAGGTGAATACGCACCAGGTTTTTGGGGTTTCAGATTTGATCCTTAATAAGTAATTGATGCAACAACGTGCCGGATTACTTTTCTTAGCCAAAGCAACTAGACGAATACTGTTGATTCTCGAGAATGAGAAATGGACAGTACCTACGTTTGCTAGGCAAAACATACTGTTAGATGACGCTCAAGTGCTGTTAACACAGTACAGTCAGGGTAGAATCTTGCCTATTGAATTGTATCTCAGTGATGATAGAGGATTTGAATACGGCACCTATGTCTGTCTAACTGACAGCGAGTTTTTAACTTCTGTAGTTCCTACATTGGCCTGGTGTGATCTGGATCATCTGCCAAAGCAGCTTCATCCAGGACTCAAAGCAACATTAAATAATCAACTGATCAGAACAAAGATCGATACCATATTGGAGTTAGTATAATGTTTACACCACTGCTTAAATCAGAAAGATTTGTTGAAGAGTATGAAAGGTTTCAATCTGAGATTGTAAAGATTTCCGACGATACTACTAGATCGGGGTTGGAGGGTGAACTTCTGACATTGCGTGGCGTTGTTCAAGCACTAGATGAATCACACGAAAAAGTTACCTTTGGTAGCCGCCCTGGGCAAGAAGTTGATGACTATAGAGAAAAAATTAGATCTCTACGACAGAGCATTGACACCAAACTTCGAGCCTGGCAATTACATCATTAAAAAAGCCCCTTGCGGGGCTTTTTTGTTTTTAAGCCTGCGCTTCGCCCCAACGTAGAACCAAGTTAGCAACGGTACCGCTACCAGTAGTTTTATAAACGTTAATGGCTAGTACGTCTGGTCCATTCGGGAATGTACCACGTCCACCAATACTTGTTGAAGTCAATTCTTTCAAGTCTTGAAGACTCAAATCAACTGTTGAACCAGGAATCGCAATGAATGAAAATACCTGTTCACCAGGTAGTGCATACTGCGCACCGAACGCAAATGTTATCGTACCAGCAGCACTAATTGTAGTTGTCGCTGTCTGCGTAAACGTCACACGATAAACAGTAGTAGCTCCAAATGTTCTAGTCGATAATCCACTTACAGAAGTACCAGCTGGGAATTTAGTATCTCCAGATGAAACACGAGTACTTACAGTAGCCCCTGATGCTAACCAGCTTGTGCTATCAAAGAACAAGAAGTTTTTGTTTTGATAACTTGCGGCAGAACCAGCTGCGGTTACAGTTACAGTTACATCGTTGCCGCCACCTGTAGTTGATGTAGCATTTCCGTTGGCGCTCATAACCACACGAGTGTAGGACGTTGACGAAATAGTAATGTAGCTAGTGGTAAACGATTGGATTGTCTGGCTACCGGTAAGCACTGTGGCTGCGCTCACAGTGTCGCCAGCCAATACCCCAGCTGCTGCCCATTGTGTATCAGTTACCAAGAAGTCAATTCTACTTGAACTAATCGCACTGCCGTAAGTGGCTGTGGCTGCTGATGTAGATGTAACTGATACTGTATTTGATGAACCAGCAGCACTTGAAGCGTTTGCTACCGCAGTCATTACAATTCTAGCGTAGGCAGTGCCTGCGATAGTTGTGTAGTTTTGAGTGATACTTGAAACTGTTTGACTAGCAGTGATATAGGTTGCTGTGCTCAATACGTCAGTAATTCTTAGGTTACCAGCAAGTGCTGTGTAGTCTGCCTGGGTAATTAAGAAATCACTTCTTGCAGTGCTTAATGCACTGGCATAGGTAGCAGCAACTGAGCTGGTCAATGTCAATGATAAATTCTGTGCACCGTTTGTAGCTGCCACAGGACTTGTTGAAGTTCCGAGAGCATTCATTACCACTCTGGTGTAAGACGTTCCGTTGATAGTAACATAATCACGTGTCCAGCTTGAAATAGTTTGACCACCAGTTAGATATGTTGCGATTGCTATTGGATCGCCGACCGCAAACGGTGTTGTTAGGGCATCGTATGCTGCGGTGGTAATCAAGAAATCGTTACGTGTTGCACTAATAGCTGAACGATAGGTACTGCTGTAGGCAGTGGTAATCGTTAGTGGGCTGTTATTACCCGAGCCAGGAGTTGTATTCGATGCTGGTGCAGCACTTAAAACAATACGTGTGTAAGCAGTATTACCTGCACCGCCTGCATACGCTCTAGTTACACTGACAATAGTTGTGCCAGCCTGTAAGCTACCGCCTGTAATTGTATCGCCAGCCTGCGGCACTAACGCTAAAGAATCATATTGTGCATTAGTAATCAAAATGTCGTTACGTGCGGTGCTCAATGCAGACACATAGGTGTTATTACCGTATGGTTGACCAGCATTAAAACCAAGTGCAGTAACACCCTGTGCCAGTGTGCCGAATGACTGTGCGGTTAACGATTGTGTTGTTGAATTAAATGCTCTTGCAGTTAATGTCTGTGTACTTGCTGCAAATGATTTTGCAGTCAGTGTAGTTGTAAATGCACCTTGTACTGTGGCAGTCGAAGTTGATGCTCCACCTGACCACGTCACAGAACCGCCAGATGCAACCTGTGCAAAGCTAGGCTGTCCACCAGTCGCCTGTGATGCTAAACCAACCCAGGTAATCTTAGTTGGATCAGTTGGGTAGTTTGCTGGGTTTAATACCCCTTCAACAACAATACCGCCACCGCCGGATGCTACAGGATCAGACGCAATTGAGATATTTTGTAGCAATAGTTGAGCACGATTCAGTAGTTCTCGATCACCTAGGTCACCTGTTTGTGCGTTTGACACGCTAGGTGCTAGTCGAATTAAGAACGCAGTATTCTTATCAATAGATACAGAAATATTACTTGCTGAATAGTTAAACAAATAACCACGGTCACTGTCGAACTGTCCGTCAATCATAAATGCTGAACCCCAGTGACTGATAATCGGTGAAACAGTGTTTGATGCTAGAATAACACCAGCTCGAGCTGAATGGCTAGCTGCTGCACCACCTTGGAATGTTCTATTTGATCCAGCTACGAATTGGGTCATTGTTGCACCACGTGTACAGCCAGTTAGACTAGTTCCAGTGTTACCTGTATATCGAATTAATTCGTTATCGATTAATACTGTACCTGCATTTGGGAAGTAGTAGGCATTGGTTAATGGGATAACCGTGACTGAAGCATTGATAGCTGCAGACAGTTGATCTTTTGCACCTTCATTGATAACTTCGTAGCGCACAGGTTGGTTACCAGTACGCATATATGCTTCTGAGTTTACGTTTGAATTACGGAAGCGATGAGCAAATACATAATTTCCGTCTGGTCCACGTAGCATAAAATCAATGAATCCAGCACCGTACCAGGTCCACTGCATACCAATCATCTGCATTTTTGTTACGTCGATGTTATACCCACTTGGTCCTGAGCCGTTACAGGGATCTAGATTCCACTCGTTTTGAGGTACAATAATATCAATGGTCTTACAAGCACGACCGCCCACTACATCATTAACTCCACGATAGTCTGGAGTTACAGTTAATGCAGTATCGCTAGAAATACTAGACACCACGTGACTCATACCTTTGATAACAATACGATCGCCTGCGGCAAGCTGTTGAGTAAATCGACTGTTAACTCCTGTGACAGCATTAGAGTTAGCTGCGAGATTAATAGTACCTGCTAGTTGGAATGTTGAAGAACGACGTACAACTGCCATTCTGATACCATCATATTGATAGAACATACCGTTTTGGTCATCAAATGTGCCTGAACGTACAGTGGCACCGTGCCAGTGATAAACAGACATTTGGCAAGGACTACCTAGTACTGCTGTTGATGATCCTAACGTTTGTGTTGCGGCAAATTTTAATGTGCGTTCGTCAACGATTGCAGATACTGTGTATATACCATTGTATCCAGAAGTAGACACTCCATTAATAATAATCTGCGCACCTACCTGACAGCCGTGGTCAGTATCGTCTGTTGCTAGGGTAATCGTTGATCCGACTGCGGTACCAGTAGCTGATAAACTTGCTAGGTCATAACTTGGTGCAAATAGCGCACCGGTATTGTACATCACACCTTTACCTGATTGATAGCGAATGTACTTCTTACTCATACGGATTGCAGTTGCTCCGTGAGCTGGACCGCCTGTGCCTAGCTGTACACCACCGTCATATGGTCTATGTACAAAGTAACTGTCTGGACGAGCATACACTGTGCCAGTCAACGTGTTAGCAATGTTACCCTGTGATCGAGCTGTATATCGTAGGGTTGTTAGAGTTGGTGTTGAATCAATATAGAAACCACCTGCTGCTAGTTGTGCATTAGTACCACTGCTATTGATTGAGATAGTAATCGAATCGCCTGGCAAAAATCCGTGTGCAGTGGCGAATGTAATTTCAACTAATGCAATCGAAGTATAGTTAACTGTTGTGGCATCGGCGATTGGTGCTGTTGAAAAATCGTTTAATGCAATAGATGAAATAAAGTTCTTAGTTGGAGCAGTTACCGGAGTACCACTAATACTAAAGCTGATGATGTCGCCACCAAGATCCACTGACAGTACTTCAATAGTTGCATTAGCATCACCGCCGGAGATTGTGATAAGATCAGTTACACTGTAATTTTTACCCGGGGTATTAATAGCCACCGCAGTAACTACTCCACCTACTGTGGTAATATCCACAGTTAGACCTGTACCAGCAGTTGCTAGAGCACTGTCTGCAGGAGCCACTGAAGTAGCCACTGCTGTTGCGTCTGAATATCCTGTACCACCGTATAGTGTTCCAACGTTAAATGCTGTAACTGTATTTTTGTCGGCTGCTGTGTTAACAGTAATAGTTGCACTGTTAGCTGGTGCTGCGCCACCAAGAACTGTTCCAGCAAACAACATTGTGTCTCCAGCTTTGTAGCCTGATCCGTTACTGCTACCAGCTGCTACTGCATACACTGTGCCTAAGCGAGAAATGTCAAAGTTTGCACCTGAACCATCTGTCGATGTTGTGGTAGTTGGAGATAGGTTATTATAAGTTGCGTTGGTACCTTTGATCACGCTAGTCAGTGCTCCGCTGAGACTGACTGTATTACCTTGAATGTCTGTGACTGCAACAGAAGTTCCATCACCACGATCGATTACTAAGCCCGGACTAAGACCAGTCGTATCTTTTACAACGATTGTGGTATCGCCAATTGCGGCATCTGAGGTTAATTGTGTGGCTGCTACTGTGCCGCCGTTGCCTACTACCGCGGTAATCTGTGTTCCTGTTGGAAAACCGGATACAGTAATCGGAGATCCTAATGGTGGCGGTGAACCAGTGAAGCCGAATACTGATGCGCCAGTGGCAGTGACCAAGCTGGTTGCTACTGTGCCGGTTTGTCCGTTTGACACCACGTTAAAACTTGGTGTGCCTACTGAAGCTCCGGTGTAGAATCCTGCTTTACGAAGCTGTGTATATGACTGGCTCAGAGTAGTTGGATTTGTTACACCAACTTTAGCTTTGGCATAATAGGTAAGGCTAGTTGGTGTTGGTGCTGAGTTAACAAGGAATGTGCCTTCTGCACGTCCAAAACCTTTTACAGAAGCTGCAAGAGCTTTAATAGTAAACACATCGCCTACTACTAGTCCGTGTGTTGATAATGTTGTTACCGTAATCAAACTAGAGCCGATACCACTAGTACCGTTTGATGCGTCGGTTATTACAGATACCACAGGAACATCACTACCTGGAATTTCATAAACAGACGGATAGTTACGCATCATCGAAATCGTCTGCCACTTAGTTGGCTGTAGTCCATATTCAAAGTCAGCGTCTAGCATTGACTGTGGAATACCAACTTTCATACGTTCCATTGCGTCTGTTGCAATAGAGTTTAATCTAACTTCTTGAGATTTACCTTCAACAAAGATCTGTATTTGATCAGTGACTAGATATTTGCTAGTATCGGCGTTGAAAATAATTGTGGTAATCTGTTCTTGACCGTATAATGCCGCTGGAAAATCGCTGTCGTATTGTTCGCTGTAGGTTAGATTAACTGAAGTGTCTGGATCAGAAAAATTATACAGAATCTCATTGCGTGTTGTGTTTGTGATCAGCAATATATCTTTTAACTTAAAGAAACCAGGAAATTTCAAATAGCCACGATCTGTAGTTTTTGCTGGCAATGAACTTAGGCCGTTAGTGATAACGTTAATAATAACGTTGGCCAACGTTGTGATAGCTGTTAGTCCTGCTGATTCTGGGGTAAGAGTATTGTTTTTATATTGAGTGAAAGTTCCTTGACGTCCGGTAAATGTAACACTCGGAGCAATATTATTAATGATAAGGTCAAGAATAAATGTGTGAGCATAGACCTCGGGTAATCTGTTTCCATCGATCTGAGGAAGACCGTATTCAAAATATTTTGCAGCGTTGTTTACTGTGCTGATATTACCAGTGTGCTTTAGGTCGCTGATATATCCCTCGAGGACATAGCTGATATCTCTTTGACATTTAGCACTGTCGTATGTGTAGTAGGCAAACGGAGCAATGTTGTTTGTTGAATTATAGTTGATATATGCTATAGTTTCTGCTATGATATATTTTCTATTTTCATACAGTAGTGTTGCTAGGTTTGGATATAAGTTTGCTGACGGAGTTACGTTCCCCGGTATAAACTTATATGTTGAAATCTGTTTCTTTGCCATTTAAATATTTCCTCGAATGATTTAACTCAGTGCTACTGCCATTGCTGCCGCTCGATTGTCGACGTAGGCTTTGTTTGTTACTTGTGTTTTTGTTGTTGGCTTAGTACTTATTGTCGCATAGCCATTGATCACTGCATACTCGGTTGTTACAGTACCTGCTGTTATTGCTCCAGAAGATGTAACATCTAATTCTGTAGCTGTCACTTTTCCTTGAACTGTTACATTACCGTCTGCACCTATGGTGAATGTCTTTACGGTATTACCTGTGGCAATACCTGTTACTGTGAAATCTTTATCAGCAGTTAACGTAAATCCAAATGTGCCAGTAGCACTGCCAAATTGTGCGCCTGTCATTGTTATACTGCCATTAGTGCCAAAGGTCCAGGTATTAGCCTCGTTGGTTATTATTACATCTGGATCACTTATAACAAGGCTTTTAGTGCCGCTGGCGTTACTGAAAGTGGCGTATGACCCTGTTGACGCTAATATGTTTAATGGCTTTCCTGCTGCAGATGTAATATATCCGTTTAATGTTAACCCACCATCGACCCCGAGAATAGCACTTTTGCTACCATTGACTAATGATGTGGATGCAATGCTGATATCTGCTGAGCCATCAAATGCCACTCCGTTGATATTACGTGCAGTGGATAATTTGGTTGCAGTACTGGCGTTACCAGTTAATGCTCCAACAAATGTTGTGCTAGACACACTGACTAATCCAGCAATAGTTGTTGCCGATGCGCCTAGGCTGATATCAGTCGTACCGACCGTTACTTTACTGTTTGCCAGTCTTGCGTTGCCAATGCTGGCGTTGCCGAAAGCGGTAGAAGGTATACTACCTTGAATATTTGAAAAATCTGAACGTAAAATTTGGTATCCACCCACGGTGGTACCGTCATAGACCCTTAAAGATACCGTCGTTGGGTCATAGAATACTTCCCCGCGGCTGGCACTTTTACGGTTTAGCGTAACTGCATCGTGGTTGGGTAAGAATCGTATACTGTTAAAATTATTAGACATAGCTCTGTATGGTCCTCGTCCTATTATTTATCAGTTTAGAATTTTTCAGGACTTGTGTAATATGATCAGATAACGTGTAAATATCTCTATGTTTAGTCTATTTAAAAAGAAAAAAAGCTGGGTAAGATTCTATTGTTTGGATCAGAATGTTGCCCTTGTTTATCCTGTAACTCAGTCAAAATTAGTCGATCGAGACTGGAACAGTCTAGCCACTACAGACAGGAATCAGCCCTCCCAGGGAAAGCAAATTGTATTAAATTGCCCTGCAATCAAGCAATTGGTTAGGACTGGATTTGTTATGCGGGCTCCTGCTGATTTTGTGATAAAAACTGGGCCAGAAGTAGAGCATCTAAGCTGGGAAACTCCTTTTATGTTCAAGCGCCAAAGTGACAAATACACGTTTGGCGGAACGGATTATTACATCAGCTGGCACAGTCCTGCTCAAACAGAACCGCTGCTACCTCGTGAAATCCCCAATACAGATAGGCAGACATTGCATAGTGCAGTTAAAGTAGAAACTCCGTGGCGCATAAAAGCCAGCGATGATATTTTACTATTGCAGATTCCAGTAAGCTACGACAACGAAGCTAGATTCACTGCCGCCATTGGCATCGTAGATCCTAAATATATGCACTCTGTTAGCATACAATTATTCTGGCACGTTCTTGAGGGTGAAACTCTAATACGTGCAGGAACTCCATTGGTACAGTACATACCAATCAGCCGCAAACTTGTAGAACAAGGCGGTGTGGATTTTATTGTTGATGTAGCAGGTGATATAGAAAAAGAAATGGAAGAAGCCTACACATTCTCAAATCACAGTAGATTTCCTAGAAGTGATTCAGTTGGCAATAAGATACGTGTTATTACCAAACTGTTTGATTACTTTAGAAACAAATATCCCAAGTCTAAAATTTAAATACTCAGTCTAGTTAGTGGCAGCGAGTTAATCTGTCCACGCAGAAATGTATTAAAGCTCAGTGTAACCCGCGGAGTGTTACCTTGATATTCAGTAACCATATGTTCTACACTAGATGGAAATATTAACATATCGCCAACTTTAGGCGTAATGCTCCAGCTCTTAGAATTATAAAGATTTGACTCGTCGATATCGTATTCTATGGTTTGATATTCGCTGGTAATAAACTTTGTCTGGCCCGATTCACCCTCGGAATCTAGATAGACAATCGCTGAAAAAATACTGTTAGGATGATAGTGCCTATGATGAGTCTGCCCTTTTTCAGTTTTGTTAAGCCAGGATTCTGTGATAGCAATTTCTGCTTTTTGATTGGCTCGCATAATACCGTAGAAATATTCGCATACGCCGTCAAATGCCAATTGAGAAATCTTTTCAAACTCTGGTTGCTCTAATATGTTTTGTGATTTGCTGATCCAGTTGTTATAGTTTTCAGTCCATTCCACTTTGCTGAGATCAAGACTCGAAACATCTACAGATGTTTTAAAGATTGGTTTTGAAAATAAAGGCCAGAGAGTTTTTTCAGTTGTCATAGGGTTCCAGGATAATAATATACAGTGTTAATTTATGATATATATAGTATCGTTTACGAGGGCGCATCAGCGAATATGAAAATAGAAAAAGATATCGGCATTTGGGAAGGCATCCTCAATGAGAGCGAATGCCAACAGATCGTTGATCACTTTAATAAGTTGGATCAATTGAATCTCAGCTATACTAGACGCACTATCAAAGACGGTCTGGCACATCATAAAAGCGACACTGGTGTTTATGTACTAGATGAAAAATCTATGAGATTTAGTCCAGGCGCAGGCTTTCTAGGTTTCTTTATGGAAAGATTTTGGAACTGCTGGACTGAATACATTGATCATTACAGTGTTATGCACGAAGCAGGTAAACACACTATCCGGTCGATGAAGATACAAAAAACATTGCCAGGCGAAGGTTATCATCTGTGGCATTTTGAGTCAGACGCTATTGAAAGATCCAGTCGTATCTGTGCCTGGGCAGTATATCTAAATACCGTTGAGCTAGGCGGAGAGACAGAATGGCTTTACCAAAGTGTTCGTATACCTGCAACACAGGGAACATTAACTATTTGGCCTGCTGGTTTTACCCATACACATCGTGGCAATCCTCCTATCAGCGGTGAAAAATATCTAATAACAGGCTGGGTAGAGTTTTAATGGAAATTCTAAATCTATTTCCTGTTGAAGCATTTGTGTTCAACAATCCCAAGATCGATAACTACGAGCTAGTTGGTAAGATGGAACGGATGACCGACGTACCTCTTAAGAAAAATACCAACATCAGCGTGTTAGCTGACCTACATCTTAATCCAGATTTTAAAGAACTGTTTGATTGGATAAATCAATGCTTAGAGGAAGTGCGTACAACACTAAAATACGATTGCGATCAGTTTGAAATTACCAATAGCTGGTTTAATGTTTCTGTGGGCAAAGAAGATATGTATCAAAACTACCACAGACATTCGATGAGCTATTACAGCGGAATATACTACGCCACTGAAGGCTCACCTACTCTGTTTGAAGATCCAGTCACTCAGAGAGCATTTGCTCAACTGGAAGTATTACGACACGATTATAATTCTTCGATTACTTCAGATGCAGTTCCTGGAAAATTAATTATATTTCCAAGCTGGATGTTCCACAGCAGCCCTACACACTACTCCTCGCTTGATAGATTTGTCATCAGCTTCAATACTCTACCTACAGGTAAAGTCAATCACGTGTTGGCTACAGATTCTAAAGCCACTATAAGGTTAGAAAGATGATTAATACCCTAACTGTACTTGGTGGCGGCAATGCTGGCCTGATGGTTGCACTATATCTGCGAGCATCCAATCCTCACTTAAAAATTACAGTTGTTAAATCTACAAAAATAGGCACGATCGGAGTCGGCGAAGGATCAACAGAACATTGGGATTTATTTGCCAAGGCCACAGGAATCGCTAACTGGGAAATTATCAAAGAATGTGGGGCCACCCTCAAAGCCGGTATTAAATTTGAAAACTGGCACGGTGATGGCACCAGTTACTATCACAGCATACCAGAGTATATGTCTGTTGCGGATCCCTACACAGGCTGTCCGTACACAATGATGTCGATGATTCGAGACAGTGTCGGCAACGAATCGATGCATTGGGATCTAGCAATGCAAGGACTGCATACCGAACCACTGGCTGATAATTTTTATCAATTTCACTTTGACAGCGAAAAACTAAATGCCTTTTTCCTACGTAAATGCAGCGAACGTGATATTGCTGTTGTCGAAGCTGAGATTGTTGATGCTATCATAGACAGAGACGGCTTTGTTGAATCAATCGTTGACACAGAAAATAATCGGTATGCCGCAGACTTCTTTGTTGACAGCAGTGGATTCCGTAGAGTTATATCATCAAAGCTAGGATCTACCTGGGTTGATTGGTCAGAGTATCTACCGATGAATTCAGCCATCGCATTTCCAAGTCCTTATCAGGAAACTATTCCTCCGTACACACTGGCTAAAGCATTAAGCAGTGGCTGGCACTGGCGCAGTCCTGTACAGGATCGCTTTGGCAATGGCTATGTGTTCAGTGATCAATTTATTTCAGAAGATCAAGCGATTGCAGAAATACAAAAAGAGTTTCCGGATCCTATAAAAATTGCCCGCAAAGTTGGTTTTGTATCAGGAAAGATAGATCGTTTTTGGATCAAGAACTGTGTCAGTGTAGGCCTAAGCAGCAGCTTTGTCGAACCGCTAGAAGCCAGTAGCATATCAACTACAGTACAACAGGCTCGTGTACTAGCAGGTGCATTGTCAACCTGGCACCGTAATGACGCGGTGACTGCAAAGCATTATAATAAGATCTTCGACGAAGTAATGACTAACATTTTAGATTTTATTCAGCTACACTATTTTACCGAACGTACGGACAGTGAGTTTTGGCGTTGGTGTAAACACAATCTAAAGATGACTGAATTTAATGCTGAACATTTAGAAATGTTTAAAACTAACTTTATCAATCAGTTGGCGTTACCAACTACTAACTACTGTATCTATGATATATTAAATTGGGTACAGGTGATGCACGGGCTTAGAATGTTTGATCAAGAAAAAATCAAACAGCAGTATGATTTACATTTCAATCATCTTACAGAAGCTGTACGTTACCATTATTCAACTGTGCCTACAAAAGAAACAGCAACGTTCTACACCAGTAGAGAAGCAGTAAATATTGTCAAGGATCGTTACACAGATAAGGTTTATAAATTATGATAAGTTCACTATGTATATTGGGTGGTGGAACTAGCGGCTGCATCACAGCTCTAATGATGCGTAAAGCCTATCCAGATCTTAAAATCACAATGATTGAGTCTAGTCAGTTGGGGATTATAGGTGTCGGAGAAGGCTCAACAGAACATTGGAAAAAGTTCATTCAACATATAGATGTTAGTGTGCCTGACCTAATTAGAGAAACTGGGGCTACCTATAAAATGGGCATTAAGTTTACCGACTGGCACGGTGATGGTACACACTACTTTCACAGTCTAATAGAGCAATACGGTGGGCATAGCAAAGAAAATGGTCTGGCATTTACCTGGTTGCATATGATTGCCAACGATTGGGATCCATTAGATACACCCTGGTCGTTAAGTACACAGAGTCGTCACGTAGAACCCTTACACGAAACATTTGCACAATATCACTTTGATACTTTTAAATTAAATGCCTATCTGCATAGACTCTGTAGAGAAAGAAATATCGTTATCGTTGATACTGAAATCAATGATATTATCTTAGATGAGCAAGGCAATGTAAAAGAATTACTAGACAAAGACAACAGAATA